ATACTAAACATAAAATAAGCGAGGCGCACAAGGGCAGGCATCACTCAAAAGAAACAAGATTAAAAATGTCTAAAGCAAAAATAGGCAGGGTTCTTTCAGAAGAAACTAAAAAGAAAATAGGCGAAGCACATAAAGGTAAGCATTTATCTGAAGAACATAAAACAAAAATAGGGATAGCAAGCAGCAATCGGTCGAAAGAAACAAGAGAAAAAATAAGCATAGCTCTCAGGGGTAAGCGCCTATCAGAGGAACACAAAAAGAAGATAAGTGAAACTAATATAGGAAAACATCTATTTTCTGAAGAAACAAAGAATAAAATGTCAGAAAGAATGAAGGGCAACACCTTTGCCAAGGGAATTAAATTATCTGAAAAAGCAAGAAAAAAAATAAGCGAAAAGGCCATGGGTCATAAGCGTAATCTTGGTAGACATCATTCTGAGGAGACTAAAAATAAAATAAGTAAAGCACACGTGGGAATTCGTCCCTCTAAAGAAACATTGATTAAATTGTCTAACTTACAAAAAGGAAAACCCTCTCGGAATAAGGGTAAAATTAATGTTAAAATGAGAGGGAACAATAATCCTCAATGGAAGGGAGGAGTAACGCCTATTGTAGAAAACATACGGCGTTCTATAAAATACAAACAATGGCGACAAGATTGTTTCATTAGAGATTCTTTTACCTGCCAAAAATGTGGGCAATCGGGGGGTGACTTGGAAGTCCACCACATAAAACCGTTTTGGAAACTGATAGAAGAAGTTAGGCAATATCTACCCCTCTTACCTCTATACGATGCCGCTATGTTATATACCCCGCTTTGGGATATTGCCAATGGGATTACTCTGTGCAAGAAATGTCATAAGGAAATAAAGAATGGATGAAATAAAACCACACATAGACAGCCAGACGATTATACGAAGATACCAATGGAATTCGGTTCCAACGCTAAAGGAGATGTTCTACTCTAATAAGCGTCACCAGTTCGTCATGGGGGCTTTTGGAAGCGGCAAGTCGTCTGCTATGATAGCAAAGATATTAAAGTATGCTTCTGAGCAGTATCCTTCCCCTGACGGTATACGCAGATCAAGGTGGGCAATAGTAAGGAACTGTTACGATGACCAAACGGAAGTATTAACAGAAAGGGAGGGATGGAAATTATTTAAAGATGTATCAGAAACAGATAAAATTGCCACGGTTCAAGAGGGTAAAATGGTATACGAGAAACCCAATTCTATTGCCGTGTATCCATATAAAGGAGAAATGGTAGGATATGAAGGAGAAAGCGTTGATTTCCTTGTTACCCCAGACCATAAATTGTGGGTAAGTAAAAGGAAAACAAGGAAAAAGATATGGGAGGAGTATGAACAGGTAGAGGCCGCAAAAGCATATGGAAATAGTCTTTATAGAATGAAGAAAGATGTTGTATGGGAAGCCCCAAATCATCCCACCTTCAGCAATGATATTTTTGAATATCTTGGTTTTTGGTTTGCAGAAGGGTCGTATCACCCTAAAAATGGATGTATTATAAGCCAAATACCCAACGAATATGTTGCTAATTTATTTGAAAGAACGGGATTGACTCATAAAACCCTCAACCACCTTAAATGCAGACAATACAAATTATTAATAGACCAACCAATTGCAGAAAAAATAAAGGCTATAGCCTCCGTTGCCGGAAAGGCACTCATAAAGAAGATACCGAAGGAAATACTATCTTCATCAAAAGATAATCTTATGGCTTTCTTAAAAGGATTTGCAATGGGGGATGGGAGTGTGTCTCAAGGAACGTTGAGATTATATACGAGTTCACGCACTATGGCAGACCAACTTCAAGAAATTGTAATTAAGATTGGTTCATCGGCTAATTTATTATCCAGAAATAGAGTAGGAAAAAAGATTTTTATTGACGGTGTGGAAAGTAAGATTAATGGTATTGAATATATAGTTACAGTTCTTGGAGATAAAAAAATGAGACCCGTTTTAAAGTCGGACAAAACTCATCCGAATCAATATAGGGGGTGGTATAAAAAAGAATATAATAGTTTTGTCTATTGCGCCGAGATGCCATTCCCAGTGATAATGACTCGAAGAAAGGGAAAGTGTTCTATCAATACAAGGACTTACCCCATGCTCCGTGATACTACTATTCGTACAGTGAAGTTTTGGTTGCCAGAAGGACAATTCGGTGACGGAGAGAACCTATGGAAAGAGGTCGAGCACAATTACTATATCCGCACCTTCCCCAACATAGAACTCGAATTGATGTTTCGTGCCCTTGATCGTCCAGACCACGTAGCCAACCTGCTATCAATGGAAATAACTGGAGCGTGGCTCAACGAGTTCAGGGAGATAGCTAAGGACATCTACGAGGCTATTGACGGCAGGATAGGTAGATATCCTTCCAAACAGGAAGGTGGATGCAAATGGTACGGTATATTGGGTGATTCTAACCCTCCATCGAACAAGAGTTACTGGTTCAACCTATTTGAGAAGAACAAGCCCGATACCATGAAGGTATGGAAACAACCGTCTGGTTTGTCCAGCAAAGCCGAGAACCTCGACAATCTCCCCAAGAATTACTACATCAATCTCGCTAAAGGGAAAGACCAACTGTTCGTAGATGTATATATTCACGGTAAGTATGGTTATATCAGAGAAGGTAAGCCCGTATTCGATCTGTATGACGACAACTATCACGTAGCCAAGCATATTATAGAGCCTATTCCCGATCTTCCGGTAGCAATGGGATGGGACTTTGCATTGCATCCTACGTGCCTGTTAGGACAGCACCTGAGAGGTCAGTTGATGATACTCGACGAGATAGAGGGTGAGGACATGGGTATAGAGAGAATGATAGATAACCTGCTCATGCCGCTCATACAGGTAAAATATCGAGGTTACAGATTTGTAGGTATGGGCGACCCCACAGGAAATGTTCGATCTCCTACTGACGAATCAACATGCTACGGGGTATTGAGCAAGCGGGGGTTTACGAATGTCCGTCCAGCATCTACCAACGCAATAGTACCGAGGTTAGAAGCGGTAAATCACTTTCTTTCCAGAAACATAGGCGGCGGTCAACCGGCACTCCTTATCTCCCCCCAGTGTTCAAAGCTGAGAGAAGCCATGTCCGGTGGATATTGTTATAAAGCTGTTGCCGGAAAGAATGACGAATATACAGACGAGCCATCCAAGAATGGATTTTCCCATATCGCAGACTCCCTTGAAGCCTTATGCCTGTATCTTACCGGCAAGGAAGAAAGCAAGCGAAATGATGATAAGCTGAGGATTATGTTCAAGGATAGAACTTATACTCCGGCAGACCGGATAGCCGGGTATTAGGAGGCGTGCTATGCCAGAATGTAAAGGAAGGAAACATACACCTATAGTTTCAAAAAAACAACAGAAGTTGTTTGGTATGTGGGCATCAAAACCATCAATGAGGCCAAAATCTATTACATCAAAAGAAGTAAAAAGCCACCTAACAGAATCTAAAGGAAAAAAGTTACCCAATAGATCATTTAACCGTGGGGTAGGAGGATAATATGAAGCTAATAGACATGAAGCAATCAAAAGAGGAAGTAAAAGAAAGTTTACCCACAACAAGCAAAGAAGAAGCGAAAGCACAATATCCTTATGGGTTGAGAATAACTCTCGACAAGGATTCCCTGAAGAAACTCGATATGGATGCTATGGATTTTTCCCTTGATGATGAAATATCTATCACCTGTGTGGGGGAAGTTGTCAGAGTATCAAAAAGTGACGACCAATATGGTAAGTCAGAGAATGTAGAAATACAGATAATGAAACTAAACCTTGCTGAATATAAGTGGGATAAAGACTTTAAGAAGGCTTCGGAGGGCAAATAACTATGGCTAAGAAAAAGATAACCAAGAATGTTGTCGAGGAGACTATCAATAAAGTAGAGGAATCCCCCTCTCCCGTTAATGAAGATATAATAAAGGCACTCGGATTACGCCTGAAGAAGAAATTCGATGAATGGAAGAAATTAAGAAAGGCTAAGGAAACCGAGTGGATAGAATCAATGCGCCAGCACAAAGGTATTTATGACCCTGAAACACTTGCCAAGTTAGACAAAAATAGCAGTAAGGCATATCCCAAAGTTACTCGTTCAAAGGATGTGATAGTTCTGTCCAAGCTCCACGAAATGCTGTTCTCGTCTGACCGCAACTGGGGGGTAGAACCTACTCCAGTCCCAAGGGTATCCAAGGGTGTAGCGCAACAGATAGCAATGTCCCTCGTTTCGCAGGATGAACAGGGTAATCCGGTAATACCTACCGATGAGGATGTCAAGAAAGGCATACTAGAATACAGTAAACTTGCCTGCGATAGCATGCAGAAGGAGATAGACGACCAACTTGTAGAGATGAAATATAACGTGAAGATAGGCAAGCCGGTATTGCGCTCAGGAGTTATTCTCGGAACGGGAGTAGCTAAAGGGCCACTCGTTGAAAAGGCAATCAAGAGGGAGTGGAATTTAAACAAAAAGGATATAGATTACAAGGATGTAGAACTTGATAACCCTTTCTACCAATTTATCAGGTTGTGGGACTGGTATCCCGATATGACCGTAACCGAGATAGAAGATATGGAAGGGTCATACGAAAGACATGCATATTCCAAGCATCAACTAAGAAAACTGATGAAGCTCTCAGGATTCAACGCAGTAGCGATAAAGACATATATGACCGAGCATCCCAAGGGTGATTACAAGCCTGAGCAATGGGAGCAGGATGTGAGGTATCTGTCTAAAGAGGGCCGGCCTGCATCGAGAACGGAAGATGGTGATTACATAGATATGAGTTCCGGTACTGGCGGAGATTTTCTCGGTGTCAAATACGAAGTATTGGAATACTGGGGTTACGTAGATGGTTCAGACCTTGCATCATGCGGGGCAAAAGTGAGTGATGATGAGAAAGAGGACGAAGTAAAGGCAAATATATGGTTGCTTGGCGGTATACCTATCAAAGCTATTGTCAATCCACTGCCCAATAAGACAGATATCTACAAGGTGTTCTATTACGAGAAGGACGAGACCAGCATATTCGGAGAAGGTCTGCCGATAGCGATCAGGCACAGCCAGCTTGCTATCTCTGCATCGGCAAGAATGGTTCTTAATAACGGTGCTATATGCGGAGGCCCACAGTTCGAGATTAACTGGGACTTGGTAGATACAGAAGTTACCGACCCTACGGATATCCACCCGATGAAGGTATGGATTCGTCACGGTATGGGGGCAGAAAGTCAGTATCCTGCACTCAGGGTATATAATGTAGAGTCCCATATACCTGAATATATCAATATTATCAACCAGTTCCTGCAATTCGGGGATATCGAAGCTACTTTGCCCACGTGGATGATATCGGAACCGATGAAATCCGGTAACGAGACCGCCGGAGCCGTGAGCATGAAGATGGGTACTATCAATATCTCTCTCAGAGATATCGTAAGGAATTTCGATGATTTCACTGAACGGGTCATTGAGGATTTGTATATGTGGAACATGGAGTTCAATCCTAAGAAGGAAATAAAGGGTGATTACAAGGTAAAGGCACGTGGTTCCACATCTATCATAATGAAAGAGGTAAGGATGAACGCACTCAACATGTTCGCAGCCACAATGCAACCAGAGGATTGGGCATATATTCCAAGGAGACAGTTCCTTGAGGCAAGGGTCAAGACAAATGATCTTGATATAGAAGTAAGAAGCGAGGAGGATGCTCAGGCGTACATACAAAGCCAGGTTGATATGCGTGCTAAGGAATTAGCCTATCAACAGATGGAGGCAGATATTGCTAAAGCTAATGCGAT